TAACACGGTCACCGCCCTGAGCCTTAAACTTCTTGCCGTCCTTATCCACAGCTACTGCATATGTTTTGTAGTTTGCAAACAGCACCATATCTGCCCATTCTTTCACAAGAGGCGATATCTGAGAAGAAGTTTTCTTGCCGAGCTTTAACTCCCAACGGTCATAAGCCCCCAGCTCGTCAGGCTGTTCAAACTTTCTCATCTGAGCGTGAGCCGTAAGCACAACGTTGATACCGCTGTCAACTACCTCCTGCAAGAGATTAAGGAACTTGCCTATCTCCTCTTTCTCGTAGACGTAGCCGTTGCCGTAGCCGAAATCTTCAATGCCTTTCTTCTGATGTGCCGAGCAGATCGTTTCAATGCAAAGCTGTTCAGCCCAATCAAATGTATCAATGACAAGGGTCTTGCAGAGCCTGCCGTTCATAGCTTCCTTTACCTCGTTTTTGAGCATTTCCCAGCTTGACGGCTTAGGGAAACGTCTGATGTTCAGCTTCTTTGTACTGCCCTCAGTATCAATAAATACAGGGTCGGGGAACTGAGCCGCAAAGGTGGATTTGCCTATGCCCTCAGGACCATATATCACGACTTTCTGTGCGGAGCTTACAACTCCTGATGTTATCTCATACATTAAAATGCACCTGCTTTCCAAGTTTTTGTTTCTGTGTTTTCTTCCTTATCATTGTCCATTGACCTGCCGTCCTCGATAATGATACTGCACTCGTCACCTGTGGAAACTCTCGTTGCTATCGCCTGCAAGCCCTGTGCTTCAAGCCACTTGCCGAAGTCATCAAGGGTGTCGGTATCCATTTGTTCAAGCTTGTCCAGCAGGACAAAACCGCAGTCAGGGTTGAGCTTTCTCACGATAGAGGTAGCGACGATAAGCTGTTCAGCTCCGCTTATACTGTCCCACTTATGCCCGTTATACAGCAACTCTCCGTCCTCAACGGAAAGACCCTCAAGGGGCAGGTCGGCACTGCCTAGCAGGTCTGTTTTAGCCTGCCTTACGCCGTCTATCTGCTCAGTGAGATATGTATACTGTGAACGGTAATCCTCGGCGTCTATCTCAGCTTTCTCTCTGTCGAGGTTTGCTCTTATCTTCTTGTTCAGCTCCTCGATTTCCGAGATGTTCTTTTCAAGCTCCTCTGTGCTTTCGTCCACAAGGTCTTGTGCGTCAAGGCTTGCAAGCTTGAAGTTGTTCACTGCCGCTTCATAGCTTGCTTTTGCACGTTCATAGGCGGACTTAGCAAGCTCCAACTGCTTTTCGTAGTATTCTTTCTGGTCACGCTTACGCTGATTTTCGCCGTTGCGAGCAAGTATATCCTGCTGCTGTCTGATAAGCTCCGAAGCCGAAACAGGCTCGGCAGGGACGTTTGCGTACACGGGCATTTCCTTTGCGAACTTAGACTTCTGGTCAGCTATCCTGCCGATAGCGGTACGCTGGTCATAGAGGGAATGTTCCTTATGTTCCAACTGATAGAGCGTATCACCCACTCCTATTATTTTCAGCAGAGTTGAAGCTTTTTCCTTGCTTGACTGATTTATGAACTTAGGCAGGTCAAGTGCAAACTGCTCAACGAAGCTGTTCA